AAGAAAGCGAACTATGAACTTCTTAGACTATTTAGTAAATGCTATGACAGGTGGACAACCTAGCGCACAAGAACTAGAGATGCGTAAAATGGCACAACAAGGAGCTAAAGAACAGGCAGTTCAATCTTTATTAGGTACAGGTAATGCTTCTATTCCTAGTCAAGGTGGTTTATTAGCTACTAACTATCCTAACCCATACGGTTTACGTTCTTTTGTAAAGTCAGATGGAACATACGGTGGTGAGATGATGCCAAAGACTACAGGATGGCAAGGTCTTATTCCTAGTTTAAATGGTGGTTATATTACAGAATACTCATTAGGTGGTAATACTCCTAAAGAACCATTCTATCCTATGGTGACTCAAGATATGACACCACAGATGATAAAGAATACTCAATTACTAGAAGCTGGTCTATTATCACAGAATAGTCCTGAAGCAAGAGCTTTAAAAGAAAACGCATACAAACAATACTTGAAACTAAACAAACAAGGAAAGTCAGCATTTAAAGATTATAATTAGAGGGCAACCAACCTAAGGGAGTTGCAATATCATGGCAGAAAGATTAAGAAAACGACATCAAGACGAAGTAAGAACTAAAATACAGACAAGTCAGCTCATAAATGTATTGCAAGATCATGCACTTAATGGTCAAACTGAGATACCACCTAGTCGCATGAAAGCTATAGAGATACTATTACGTAAATCATTACCTGATTTATCATCTACTGAGATAAGTGGTGTAGATGGTGGAGAAATCCCATTAGGTATAGGAATCAACTTTGTCAAACCAAACGATAGCTGAGTTTCCTGAAAAGTTACAGTTCTTATTTGAGCCACACCGTTACAAAGTAGCATACGGTGGTAGAGGTTCAGGTAATTGAAGGATGTGATATCGTCTGGGTGGAAGAGGCACAAACGGTATCAAAGAAGTCATGGGATATTCTTATTCCTACAATACGTAAACCAAACTCAGAAATCTGGGTAAGTTTTAACCCTAACATAGATACGGATGATACATACCAAAGATTCGTAGTAGAACCACCAGAGAACGCTAAGGTTGTAAAAGTAAACTATACTGATAATCCTTGGTTTCCTGAAGTATTAGAGATAGAACGCCAACACAGTTTAAAGACTAACCCTGACTATGCAAACATATGGGAAGGTGATTGTAAAGCTGCTGTAGATGGTGCTATCTATGCTAACGAGATACGTGAAGCACAAGAAGATAATCGTATTACTAATGTCCCTTATGATCCTATGTTAAAGGTTCATGTAGTTATGGACTTAGGCTGGAATGATAGCATGTCAGTTATCCTATGCCAAAAAGGTGTATCAGACTTACGCATTATTGGTTACATAGAAGATGACCACAGGACTTTAGATAGTTATTCTGCACAACTCAAGAACTTACCATACAATTGGGGTACAATGTTCTTACCACATGACGGACAGTCTAAAGACTAAACTAGCAAGAATGAACTTCCACCGTATATACTTTGATAAGTCAGCTAATAGACTTGTGGAATGTTTAAAGAATTATCGCAGAAGTATAAACTCTGCAACTAACGAACCTGGCGCACCATTGCATGATGAGTTCTCTCATGGAGCAGATGCTTTCAGATATTTATGTACTTCTATAGAAGCTATGAAGAATGAATCATGGTCTACAGGAAAGATACAATACACAAATAGAGGAATTGTTTAATGAAGTTACAAGACATGGAAATCATAGCTCGTGTAGAAGCTGAAGAGAACATTGCATATGGTGTCAATGACTCTGCATTATCTAACGACAGAGCTGCTGCAATTGACTACTACTTAGGTCAACCTTTCGGTAACGAAGAAGAAGGTCGTTCACAAGTAGTTAGCTATGACGTACAAGATACGATTGAAGCTGCATTACCACAATTACTTAAAGTATTCGTAGCTGGCGATAAGGTTGTTCAGTTTGACCCTAAAGGTCCTGAAGATCAAGAAGCAGCAGAACAAGAAACAGATTACATTAACCATATCGTTATGGAAAAGAATGAAGGCTTCAAGACATTCTACGTATGGTTTAAAGACGCATTACTCTCTAAGAATGGCTATGTAAAAGTCTATGCTGAAGAAGAGGAAGAAATAGAAGAATACGAGTATCAAGGTCTAACTGACGCACAACTACAAATGTTGGCTTCAGATGAGAATACAGAAGTATTAGAGCATACTGCATATGCTGATCCATCTGTCAATATGGATGTTGTTTACCAACAAGCTATGGCTAATGGTGTTGATCCAGCTACAGTTATGCAACCTATGTTACATGACGTTAAACTCAAAGTCACAGAGAAAAAGACAGAGATTAACATTGAGAACGTAGCACCTGAAAACATGATGGTATCTGTAGAAGTATCAGGTCCTAATCTACAAGACGCTAGATTCGTTCAACATAGAGAAGTTATGCAATTGTCAGATATTGCAGAAACATTTGACAAGCCACTAGAATACATCAAGTCTATCATGTCAGATTTACGTGATACGTTTGAAGAAGAATCTAATGCACGTGATATTTATGATGAAGAATATGACAGAGCTATTGAGTCAGATGAAGCATTAGTTAAAGACACATATATTAAACTAGACGGTGAACGTCATAGAGTGGTTATCTTAGGTAATACAGTTCTCTACAAAGAGAAAACAGAGTATGTACCTTTTGCATGTATCACACCTATGATTATGCCACATAGACATATCGGTAGATCATACGCTGATCTTACTATGGACATTCAGTTAATCAAGTCCACACTTATTCGTGGTCAGTTAGATAATATGTATCTAGCTAACAATGGTCGTTATGCTATCTCTGATCGTGTAAACCTAGACGATATGCTTACATCAAGACCAGGTGGTATTGTTCGTGTAGAAGGTGATCCAGGTTCAGGCATTATGCCTTTATCACATCCACCATTACCAGCATCATCATTCGGTATGGTTGAATACATGGACTCTATGAAAGAAAAGAGAACAGGTGTTACAGCATACAATCAAGGTTTAGATGCTAACAGTCTTAATAAGACAGCTACCGGTGTAGCACAAATCATGAATGCGTCACAACAACGCATAGAGTTAGTAGCTAGAACATTTGCTGAAACAGGCGTAAAAGAGCTATTTAAGTTAGTTCACAGATTAGTTAGAACAACACTTACTAAACCAGATATTGTACGTATAAGAAACAAATGGGTAGAAGTTGATCCAAGAGAATGGAAAGATCGTAAAGACTTATCTATCTCTGTAGGCTTAGGTGCAGGTAATAAAGATCAACAATTAGTTCACTTAACTACTATCTTGAATATGCAAAAAGAAGCTATCCAAGTAGGCTTAACTAACCCTGAAAAGATTTACAATGCGTTAGCTAAACTCACACAAAACGCAGGATTTAAGAATCCTGAAGAGTTCTGGGTTAATCCAGCTAATACACCTGAACAAGAAGGTCAGCAAGAAGATAAACCTTCAGAAGCAGAAATAGCTGTTCAAGGTCAATTACAGATTGAACGTGAGAAAGCGGCAGCACAACTACAACAAGAGCAACTCAGATCACAAAATGATGTTATAATAGAACGTGAGAAGATAGCAGCTCAAGCTGAGTTGGAACGCTTTAAAGCACAATTAAAAGCAGAAACTGACTTAGCTATTGCACAAATTAAAGCACAGTCAGGAATGATGTATGGCGGATAAGTCATTAGAAGAAATTAAACGTGGTGAACAAGCAGCAGTTATCCTAGATAACCCTGTGTATCAAGAAGCTATTGCTAAAGTACGTGAGAATATTGTAGCTAGTATGACAACAAGTCCACTAGGTGATGAGAAAACTCACAATTGATTAGTAATCGCACTACAGTTATTAAATCAAATTAACAAGCAACTTACTGACGTTATGCAAACAGGTAAGTTAGCATCTATCCAAACGGACAGACCTAAGTTTAAAATATTTGGATAAGTGTTTCATTCAAAAGCAATTTGTCTGTATTTTGAGTGAAAATCATTTTGACAGGCAAAATGTATAAGCTATTATAATGTATGATCTAGGCAGTTTTAAGCTATATTAACCATTAAAATGTATAATATATTACACAAATTTGGGTAAGGACAAGCCCACTTAAGGCTCTTCGGAGTCTTTTTTATTGTCTAATTTCAAGGAAAATATTATGAGTGACCAAGTCCCAGAACAGTCACCACAAAGCCGATTAGAGGCTATGCTAGGTGATAGTATTGTAACTGACGTTAAACCAACTGAAGTTCAAGAAGAAGAAAGA